TGAGCAACGTCACGGCAGGGGCGAATTTTAGAATCTGCTTGTACGACTCAACTCCGACACTTCTTGCAGAATGCCTGAACGGAGCCGATTTCGATGGTGACCATATGTGTAGCGCGACGAACGATGGATGGTGTTCTTTTAATTTCAACACCGAAATCACGTTGACATCGGGGGCGACCTACTACTTATCCGTTTACCAGAAAACAGCCAATAACCTTTCCTTGCTGGACATGCAATGCCCAAGTAACGGCTATCTGAACGCGCTCACGACTCAGAGTACATCAACAATTCTTGCTACGAGGTCCGGAGGGTCCGGGTCGTTCTCCGACACGAATACGACTGTCCCACTTATCCAACTCGTTTGCGATGGGATCGACAATGGGGCTGGATCAGGTGGTGCATTTTACAAACCGACAATGAGGATTTCCTAAATGTTCAAAAACGTCGCGTCACAAAAAATAGTTTTTGTCGCCTGGGACTCCGCAACGGGATTGTTGAAAACCGGAGACGCCGCAAATCTAACGGCATATGTTTCCAAAGACGGCGGCTCGGTTACTGTCCTTGGTGATACCTCAGCGTCGGAGATGGACGCTACAAACGCAAAAGGCTGTTATTCGTTTGATGTCGCGCAGTCGGAGTCCAACGGGGACATGCTTTTGTTTACGTGCAAAAGCTCAACATCTGGGATACAGCTTGATCCTGTCCTCGTTTTCACTGTCCCTGCCAATTTCACAAAACTCGTTATCGACTCAAGCGGACTCACGGACGCAAACGCGGTAAAGGTTGGACCGTCTGGATCAGGGACAGCACAGACGGCCCGCGACCTCGGCGCAAATCTTGACGCGGCCGTTAGCTCCCGTATGGCAACGTACACTCAGCCTTCCGGGTTTCTCGCGGCCACGTTCCCTACCGGAACCGTTGCGAACACTACAAACATCACCGCCGGGACGATTACGACCGTGACAAATCTTACAAACGCGCCAACGGCTGGAGATCTCACCGCGACGATGAAAACAAGTGTGACCACGGCGGCGACGGCGGCGACGCCAACGGCGGCGGCTGTGACGGCAAGCGTAACGGTCGGGGCTATTAATGCGGCCGCTCTGGCCGATCTGTTTGACACGAACAGCGGGACGACTTACGGGGCCGCAGTGGCTGGGTCGGTGGTAAAGGAAATTGCCGACAACGCTGGCGGAAGCGCATTAACAGCCGGAGGGATTGCCGACGCGGTATGGGATGAGGCCATTTCCGGGCACCTCGGGGCTGGATCTACGGGGAACGCCCTTAATGCGGCTGGATCTTCTGGTGACCCGTGGGCGACATCGCTCCCTGGGGCTTACGGCGCCGGGACAGCAGGAAAAATAATCGGCGACAAGATCGTGGCAAGCGTTACTGGCTCGGTTGGATCAGTTACGGGAAACGTGGGGGGAAACGTAACTGGGTCCGTTGGCTCGGTTGTGGCTCCTGTGGCGATTACATCAAACATAAAACAAAACCAGGCCCTTGTTAATTTCCCTTTTCTCATGACTGATTCTACGAATCATGCCCCCGCGACGGGCAAGACGCCAACGTGCACGCGCCGTATCGACGGCGGCGCATTCTCCGCCGGGACCCTCGCCAACGTGACTGAAACCGCCAACGGAATGTATAGCGTTGACTTTGGCGCGGCTGATCTAAACGGGAAGCTAATCACGCTTCGAGCCACGGCGCCAGGGTGCGACGACACTTTCGAACGTATTTTTACTCAGCCATGATCACAACGCTAAGTACACAAGGAGGAAGGCGTTACACTCAAATCGGGTCTGCCAATTCGCTGGTTCAGAAGCTTCGGTCTATCGGTGAATCCATAGGCGTTGATGCGGCAGATCTACCGGGGAGATTAAAAGCCATTTTGTTGTTCATTGGGCATATTCAATCAGTCCATGTTTTCGTCGGCAAAGTCTCTCCGAAATCAGTTTCAATCAATCGAGAAATAGAATTGATTTTAGGGGATGGTGGATAACATGCCAAATATCTCGCCTCGAAAAGACGACGATTTAAAACTCCTCTACGCTTTGAAGGATGCCAGTGGGTCGCTCGTCGTGCTGGCAGGATCGTCGATTATCGTGACGATGGAATATCCGGATGGAACGACTGCCACCGCCGATTCGTATTCTATCGTAGGAAGTCCCACCACTTACAATCTACAGGCGGATTTTGGGAAAGCGAAAATGACTCAGGAGGGATGGCACACGGTCCAGGTGAAAATCACTTTTCCAGACTCGTCCGTGCGCCGGAGTGAGATTGACAGGTTTTATGTACAAGGAAATATCGTATGACCGTATCCGTTAAGCGCGGTGGGTTCCTACAGAGCGACTTTATCCGCTCCAAGATTTATTCCCGCGTGGCTAAACAGCTTGCCTCACCCCGCATGACGCTCCGCGACTTCGTCCGTGGGGCGTGGCACATTGTTGAGCCCGCCCGTGCCTTCTCCCCCGCGTGGCACGTTGACGCCATCTCTGAACACCTTGAGGCCGTGGACGCTGGCCAGATAAAGCGGCTGATCGTGAATATCCCCCCGCGTTATGGAAAATCCACCCTTGTCTCTGTCCTCTGGCCGTCGTGGTCATGGACGACCGCCCCGTGGTCCCGGTGGGTGTTCTGCTCCTACGCCTCTGGCCTCTCCGTGAAACACTCCCGCGACCGTCGCCTTATCATCGAATCCGATTGGTACCGGGAGAAGTGGGGGAACCGTGTCCGGCTGGCCGACGACCAGAATCAAAAGGCGGAATTCCAAAACACGGCGCGGGGCCACATGATCGCCACATCCGTTGGCGGGACCATCACCGGGAAGGGATGCACGCGCCTTGTAATCGACGACCTTATTAACCCGTTTTCGGCTGAATCAAAGGCGGAACGTGAATCCGCCGTGGAGTTCTATCGGACAACCCTTTCAACCCGCCTTGATGACGAATCGGCGGCCATTGTCGCCATCGAACAGCGGACACACCGGGGCGACCTTACCGGGAGCGTTTTAAACGACGGGGAATGGACGCATCTAAAGCTCCCGGCGATTGCAGAGAAGGCGGAGCGTATCGTATTCCCCATGTCGGGGACGGTTGTGGACCGCGTGGCGGGGGACCTCCTATGGCCCGAGCGGCACGACGCCAAGGCACTTGACGGACAAAAGGTCCGTATGGGAACCCGCGCGTTCAATGCCCAGTTTCAGCAAGCCCCTGTGAGCGAAGAGGGCGCCATTTTCAAACGTGCGTGGTGGAAATTCTACCGGGAATTGCCCGTGGTTGAGAAGCGCGGATGGTTCTGGGACACCGCTGTAAAAACTGGGGAGAAGAACGATTTCAGTGTGGGGATGCTCATTGCCCAATGTGCGAACGGTTTTTACGTGGAACGGATTGTTAAAGAGCGCATGGAATACCCGGACCTCAAGCGGGCCATCTCACTAAACCAGGAGGCCCACCCCGCCGACGTGATTGTGGTGGAGGATAAGTCGTCCGGCCAACAGATCATCCAGGATTTGAGACGTGATTCACGGTTCCCGGTTGTTGCGTTCGATTCGGCCGGGAAAGACAAAATTCTTCGGGCCAACCTCGTTGCCCCGACAGTTGAAGCGGGGAAAGTTTTCCTCCCCGAGGCCGCCAATTGGGTGGCCGATTTGATCGAGAACATGGCCGCGTTCCCAGAGGTTGAACACGACGACGACGTGGACGCATTCACGTCGGGGATTATTTATTTCAAGGGCGGGTCTGGAAACGTGTCGATATACGTTGAAAATGACGGCGAGGACGAAATTTCAGAAGGGGCGGAATAATGGCCACAAGGGAAAAGAAAGATACACACGAAATAGTCAAAGAGTTTCCGGCCCAGAAGATCGAGGTGGAGGCCGCCGGGCTGTCTTCTGATTTCGGCATTCAACAGCCGGAACCTTTTCGTGAACTGATTGAGGCGTTCAGTATCCACACGTGGGTGTACGCGTGCGCGAACCTTATTGCGAATTCGTTTTCAACGATTGAATTCCTCCCATATTTACAGGGGGAGGATGGAACATGGGAGGTTAATGAAGGGCACCCATTTAGAAAAATCCTCAATAACCCTAACCCGAGCATGTCCGGCGTTGAATTGCGGCGCCTTCTCTCCCTGTCATCGAAACTCACAGGGAACGCTTTCATGATTTGCGAGCCGGACGGAGCGAAGGCACCGATTGAACTCTGGCCGCTTCAACCACACAAGATCACTGTTAAAACAGACGCTAAAAAATTCGTTTCCGGCTATGTCTACGAGGTTAACGGACACAAGCAGTCATTCCCGGCGGAGCGGATTATTCACATCAGAGAGGCGACGCCGACGAATCTCCAATATGGCCAGGGGGCACTAACTGCGGCGAAAAACGCGGTGACATCGGATCTCTTCGCCGACGCCTGGAATCGCCATTTCTTCGCCAACAGCACGCGGCCGGACGCTATTCTCCAATCGGACGCGGCATTGAGCCCAGAGGAACAGAAGCGGGCTATCACAGCGTGGAAGAAAGCGTATGAGGGGCCGAGGAACCGAGGGAAAATTGCCGTCATTGGCGGTCTGAAATACATCGAGGTAAACCGTCTCCACAAGGACATGGATTTTGTGAATCTTCGGAAGATGCTCCGCGAAGAAGTTCTGGCGGCGTTCGGCGTTCCCCAGTCGATGGTAGGAATCCTCGACCAGGCCAATTACTCGAACATGAAAGAGCAGACGAAAGTTTTCTGGACGCAAACAATGATCCCAGAGATCCGAAAGTTTGAATCCATCATGACGATGAGGGCCGCCCAGATCACCGGGGACAAAAAAACGATTATCCAAGCCGACCTCTCAAAAGTTGAGGCGTTGCGCGAGGACGAGGCCGCGCGGGCCGCCACGGCTCAAATTTACGTGAATATGGGCGTCCCCCTCGCCCAAGTCGTGGAAGCGCTTGACCTCCCTTTTGAGATTGAGGAAGAAGTCACGCCACCCGATGGGGAAGCGAACCCTAAGCCAGCGCAGGACGGGAACTCAGACGGGGAAAAAGGAATCAACACGAAAGGACTACAACAGGAATCACCGAATGACATTAAGTGGAAAAGTTTCGACCGGGACTTCACCCCTTTCGAGAACTCCATGCGGTCAGCTATGCGGGCCTATTTCAAGGGCCAGAAGAACCGCGTCATGGCGAAATTCGAGGCGTTGGCCGATCATCTTGTGCCGAAGAGCTGGAAGAACTTTAAGGCCGCGGGGGATGAGGCCGGATCGATCTTTGATTTCGACAAAGAGAAAGAACTTTTGAAGCGGGCCGCGGGGCCAAAAATTAAGGATGTTTACATTTCATTTGGCAAGCGGCAGGCCCGTAAAATGAAACCTGGCATTCCTTACGCCGTGAGCGAAAGCGCGGCGGCGACGTGGGCCGAGCGCAAAACGCTGAAATTGGCCCAAGAGGTGTCGATCTACACGCGGGAGCAGATCAGCGACGCGATTGTGGAAAGCGTGTCCGACGGTGTGGCGGCTGGACTGTCCCAAGCGGAAACGATCGACATGATTAAAAATCGAATTGACGAAATTTACACGTTTGCCAATGAAACGCGGTCCGACAACATTGCCACAACTGAAATGCTTGGGTCCGCCCACGCCGGG